CAGCAGATAATTTTGAAGAAGCATTTCAACTTTTTATGACAGGTCAATTCAAAGATGAAATTGAAGTTGCATGGCAGTGTATTGATCATCAATGTATAGATAACCCAGATAATGAGGAAGAAGAATGATAGACAGAAAGATAGGAATAGGAGGTAGCGATTGCTACACACTCTGGCATGGCAGTGATAAAGATTGGAATAAACTTTGGGCAATAAAAACTGGTCAAGAAGAACCAGAAAATCTTAGCAATAGTTTCAAAGTGCAGTTAGGTATATACACTGAAAAATTTAACTTGATGTGCTTACGAGAAAAACTTACATCAGAAAACAAAAGAACAAACAAAGGTATACACATTCAGTCGCAACTTGATTTTCGGCATGGTGGACATAAACAAAAAAAATTAGATGATATAATTTTATATGCACACTTAGATGGATACATCTTCGAAGAAGGTGGGATCATAGTTGAATGTAAACACACGTATCAAGACAACACTCTGGAAAATTTAATCAGATGTTACAATCCCCAGATGCAACATTACATGAATGTTTACAACTGCAATAAAGCGATAATGTCTGGGATCTTTGGTAATCGATCCCATATGTTTGATGTAATAGAAAGAGATCAAAAATTTATTGACAAGCTTGAGGCCATACAAAAAACATTTTGGAACTTTGTAAAAACAAACAAACAACCATTTGACATTGAAGATTAAACAATAGTATAATCACAATAATAAAGAAACTACATAACAATAGGAGAAAGATATAATGAACACTTATCGAGAAGAACTAGTAGAAAAATTTAGAGAAGCTGGATTACAAGCAGATGATTTTTATGTGCATCCACAAAGCAAAATGAATATTATTAAACACAAAGGTGTAGAAAAACTAGCTTGTCATTATGGCATCTGGTGGAAACTAGATTTGATTAAGGCAGACTTACCAAACATAGTTGTAAAATGTTCGGCAACAAATGGATCGCAAGAGATCGAAAGTTTTGGAGAAGCAAATCCATCAATGACAAAATCAGCAGTCGAGAAAGTATTTCCATATGCACTTGCAGAAAAACGTGCAGTAGATCGAGCAGTGCTAAAGCTACTTAATGCACATGGCACATTCTATTCGGAAGCAGAAAAAAATGAATACGAAGTAGAGAACGAGCAACAACCAGCGAGAAATAAAGTATGAACTACCACACCTTCGAAAAAACTACTGATATGTATGATAAAGTCTATACACAACTGATTAATACAGTTACCCAACAAGAAGCAAAAGATACTTGGGAAATGTATAAGCTAGATATCAGCACACTTAAATTGCATAATAAGTTAGCATATGACATACTCTTGCATACATATGAGCATATAATTTTAGGGCATAATAAAAATGGAGAAAAGAA